GTTCCCTTACGTATGCTGACCTTCTTGTTGGCCTTGAGGATTCTCTTCATTTCCTTTTCGTTCATCTCGCTTCCTCCTTACATGTCCGTGTTGCGGTATGCTTCGACCATCTTCATGAGATCTTCGCTAGTGAGAGTGTAGGTAGCGGGAACGCCGTCCTTGCGGCGAGTGACGATGAGTGCAGTGAATTGCGGCATTTAAGGTCCTTTGTTTTGTTGTTTACGTAGTAAATTTAAGAATTTCTCATCATTTTGTAAACCCATAAAAAAGCCAAGCTAACGATTTTTAGCTTGGTTTTTTCATTTTTATGGTAGATTTGGTCTATTTGACTGTCCAGCCAATGCTCTCCAAGAGACTGATAGACTCGCCAAGAGACATCCTCTCTCGTCTTGCTCTTCTCATAGCATTGAGTTTCTCGGCTTTTATGTCATCGATGGTTTTAATCTTGAGAGGAAACTCTTTCAGATTAGTGCGCTTGAAGTCGGAGGCGCAGAATGCTAGGCATCCCTGTCCTGGCTGAGTGGTAATCACCTTAGCGTTATTCAGATCTCTCAGATCTTGACGAACAGTACTTTCGAATTCTGCATTATTCTCAAATTCATCATACCAAGTCTTGAATGATGGCTTTATTGACAATCTTGCGCCGATATACTTGCTATAGCTCGTATCATACTTGTCTGTGTCATGGTCTTCGTGTATGTATACTACGTCGCCCAATACTGTACATCTTGGATTTTCTAGTTTAGCGACAGCTGCTGGAGCAACTTCTTTAGCTATCTCCAAGAACCACTGCCTTATGCGATTCCATTGTCCTTTAGACCAATTATATCCCTCATTTACCATAATTTCTTACCTCATGAGTGTTTATTATTTATACATCTTGCGCATATAAATACAATATGTTCAAAGGTGCAGAAAATATAAGAGGACATCTGGAGAAAGTCGACATGACTCCAGAGCAGATGGAAGAGTACGTCAAGTGCGCAACTGACATCTTTCACTTCGCAAAGTATTTCTATATTTTGACTCCAACAGGATCTAAGCCGATTCCTCTTCGTGAGTATCAGAAGAAAGAGATCATCACTCTGTGCTCTAAAGTTGAGGGCAAGAACAACCGAATCATCATGCAGGGTCGTCAGTCAGGAAAAACGACTATCGCTACCCTGTATCTGACTTGGAAAGCTCTCTTCAACGAGGACAAGACGATCGCTATCTTGGCTAACAAGCTGAACCAAGCTCTGGAAATCATGGCTCGTATAAGAGACGCTTACGTCCGTCTCCCGCTATGGCTCCAGCAGGGAATCGATCCACAGAGAGGAGGCTGGTCTAAGTCCTGCATAGGTCTCGACAACGGAACTAAGATCTTCGCAGCTGCATCATCAGCATCTACGATTAGAGGTAAGTCAGTAAACTTCATGCTCGTGGACGAGTTCGCTCACTTGGATGACTCTATCGCAGACGACTTCATGCAGTCAGTTATGCCGGTTCAGGCTTCTGACCCTGACGCTGAACTGATCCTGATCTCTACTCCGAAGGGAATGAACCACTTCGCTGACATCTGGCACAAAGCAGTAGCTGGAGAAAACTCGTTCATTCCTTGTAAGGTGCAATGGTATGAGATCGACGGTAGAGACGAAGCTTGGAAAGCACGAATAATCAGAGACTTCGGCGCTAAGCACTTCGCTCAGGAATACGCTTGCTGCGACGGTAAGCAACTGGTGAAAATCAGAAGAAACGGAATAGAGTCCGTAGTTACGCTAGAAGAGCTCAATTCAATACTAGAGCACCAACTTTAGCCTTCGCTCGAAATAAAAATCGCCATAAATTTACTATTATTATAAGGCTCTCTACGACACTAAATGTAGAGAAAGGAAACAAAATGGCAAAGAAAAAGAAGGCAATGGACATCGGTGCTGCTTCCGATGTAAAAACAAAAGAGAAGAAGTGTCTCACTTCAGAAGAGATCATCAACGCGCTCAAGAAAGACAAGGAGCTGAACAAGCTTGTTATCGATCCTGAGACGATGAAGTATGAATGGCTCAACACCAACGTCATCTCCCTCAACCTCGTGTTCGGCGGAAAGATCCGTGGCGGTATCAAAAAGGGCGCAATCACATCTATCGCTGCTGACTCACAGCTCGGTAAATCTCTCATCGGTTACAACGTTCTCCAGTCAGCATACCGCTCAGGCATGGCTTGCGTGGTTATCGACACGGAACACGCTATCAACCTAGACATCTTGAAGCAGCTCGGCATCGACCTCTCTAAGATCGTCATCTACCAGACTTCGAAGATCAACGAACTGAAGCAGATCTTCGCAAGAATCAACCACGGCAAGAGCCGTGAAGAGTCCCTCAACACCTTCGTCCTCATGGACTCTTGGGGTCCAATCGTGGAAGTTCAGGTGTTGGAGAAGGCAGAGGAAGCTTCGTCTTCCGTCAACATGTCTGCTCCGAAGTTCAAGAACGAGCTCGCTAACATCATCAACGCTTGCGGCAACACTACCTTCATCATCAACCACGTCTACGCTTCTCTCGAAATGTATGGCGAGAAGGTCAAGATTCCTGGCGGTAAGAGACTCTTCTTCAACTCTGACTCTATCGGTCTCTGCTCCTCTGCTGCTAAGTACAAGGACGCTCAGGACAACATCCTCGGTAAGGTGGTCACGGTCGGCGTCAAGAAGGGTCGTGGCGCTAAGGAATTCCTCAAGACTCAGTATCTCATCCGTCTCGATGGCGGTCTGGATCCGTTCTTCGGTCTTCTGGACGACGCAATCGACTCAGGCTGCGTATTCAAGCCTCAGAACGGCTACTACGCAAGAACCGACTACGACGTGGACAAGAGCACTGGCGAAGTCACGAAGATGTGGAAGGAATCAGAGCTCTACTGCGCTGCATTCTGGGTACCTCTCTACCGAGATCAGAAGTTCGTCGACTTCATGGAAGACAGATTCAGCTTCGTCAACGCTAAGCTCATCTCTTCTCAGGTCAACGTCATGGATCTCATCGATGGCGCAATCGAAATCACTGACGAGTCCCTCCCGACTATGGCAGCTGATGAAGAGGAACAGTTCCGTCGTGAGTATGGCGACGAAAACGAAGACGCTGAACTCGACGGCACTGGAATCTTCCAGAAGTATAGCGCTGAAGAAATCGCAGAAGCCGAAGCAGCTAGAAAGAACGAGAAGAAGGTCTACCTCTCTGAAGGAGATGACGACGAAGACAACCAAGACATGGTCGAAGTCTAAATTCTTCTTTACAACTAGGGCGAGAGCACGAATTCAAGAGGCTCTCGCCTTTTTCTATTTTTTAACTCAAGGTATAGTATATGGTGAATGTTCAATTTCCTCACTTGATTATCAAGACCCTATTTTGCAACAGATCTGCCAGAGACAGGATGGTCCCGTATCTCTCGGCCGACTGGTTTAGAGAGAACATCAACATCAGCACGATTATCGAAAACGTCATAAAGTACGTAGAGAAGTACACGACATTCCCTAACGCTTTCGAGATGAGAAACATGCTGAGGAACGACACTCAGATTCTGGAAGAGTTTGACGCTGCTATGGAGATTCCGGACGAAGAGTGCATGACCGAGTACATTCTAGACGACATCGAAGTGTTCGTCAGAAAGAAGCTGATCTATCAGGTAACTGTCGAAATTCAGGAGTCTCTGTTCCACAGCAAGGGTGATGAAGAGACTTCTTACGCTCAGAAGCTAGCAGACGCAGAAGCTTTCACGTTCAAGACTGACATCGGTCTTGACCTTGTCGATGACCTAGAGATGGTCTACGAAGACATGATCACATGCGTGAAGGTCATCGGAACTGGTCTAAAGGATGTCGACATTCTTCTCAACGGCGGCGTCCCAGAGAAGGTGATGATAGGCGTTCTCGCAGCAACTAACGTCGGTAAGACCCTCATCATGACGGCTATCGCTTCTAACATGATGGCAGCTGGACACAACGTCCTCTACATCACTATGGAAGACCCAGACAAGAAGATCGCACTGAGAATGATGCAGAACATCTGCAACATCAGCCAAGATCAGTTGAAGATGCTCAACAAGAACTCGTTCATCTCGCTCAAGGAGAAGATGAAGGCTCTAACTGACCGTCATCTGAAGATCGTCGAACTTCCTGACTCTACTGCTAACGCTATGAGAATCTGCACCGTCTTGAAGGATCTGAAGGACAAGAAGAACTTCGTTCCAGAGATCATCTTCCTAGACTACATCGGATGTATGATTCCTAACGGTCGTCCGAACCCGACGCTCAACTCTAACACCATCCTACAGAAGGTAGCTGCTGAGACGAGAGGCGCAATCTGCACGAAGATGGGCATTCCTATCGTAACGGCTCTCCAGACTAACAGAGGCGGCTTTGACAGCGCTAGCGTCGACTTGAACGACGTCGCTGACTCTTACGGATCTACTATGAAGCTTGACGCAGTTCTAGCTGCTACGCAGGACACTGCGATGCTCGAACAGGGTATGTACAAGCTCAAGGTCGCTAAGACGAGACTTAAGAACAACAAGGGCACTGAGTTGATGATCGGTGTCAACATCGACAAGCAGCAGATCTACGACTTGAACGGCTCTAGCAACAGACCGCAAGTCCAGATTCTCGCACCGACACAAGCTACTCAGACACAACCTCAACCAGCAGCTCAGCCAGCACCACAGCCAGCTCAGCCTGAGAACAAAGATGTAGTCGACAACACATTCGCAGTCAACGCTGCGCAGGATCTTGACAAGATCAATCAGATTCTATAGGAGACAGCCATGATAGACAGCGACAACAGAATAGAAGCGCTAGAGAAAGAGACTGCGAAGAAGGAGTTTTTCGAGATTCTGAAGCGTCAGGGCTACGATCTCTACGACATCGACGAGGAGACGAGAATTCCCAAGTGTCTGATTCCCATCATCGTAAAGAAGGACTTGAACTCGTTCATTCTCTTCAACAACACTCTTGAGCATATTCACGTTCAGCACGACATCAGCGTCATCGAGATGTGCAAGTATCTCATGGAAGACTTCTTCGACGAAGAGCAGCTATTGACTCTTCTCCAGACGAACCTATATGACGCTCTCTACCTCGAGCTGAGAAAGAAGAACGGAATGGTCAAAGAGAAAGTTAGCAGATTCCTGATCAAGTAGGCGATATGACTAAGAATGAAGTATACGCGTGTCTCTATCTCTTGAACCAAGAGATCAGAAAGAAGGCCAAAGATGTTGACTACAGCATCTGCTTCGACCCTAACTACTGGCCGATAGCTATGGACGACATGGAGAGAGAAGCAGTCTATGGCGGACTCAAGGTCCATGAGTATGGAACTGAGAGAATGGTCAAGATAGCTAACGCTATCACTTGCGGAGTGACGAACATGAAGACTTTCGAAGTCTATGTCCTCGGCGAGTACATCAGAAAGAATCACGGATGCTTCTTGAAGAGAAAGAAGAACGGCGAGCTCTTCGCACCAAAGGGAAAGGGAAAGCGCAAGAAGCCAGTCTACAATCCAATCGACATAGAGAGCATCGGACAGCTTGATGGAATCGAGTTCTACAAGCCAGAGAGACTCCATGATCAAGTCGGCGCACTGAAAGCTGAGTCAGAGAAGGTCGTAAGCGTCCTAGACATCGATTCTGAGCAGAAGAATCACCTCTACAAGTTAGTATGTGATGGAGTGGTGGGCATTCACATATACCTGCACTTATGGCGCTTAAACGATCACTTCAAGATCAACATCGACACAGTGGAAGACGAGGAGTACAAGAAGTTCCTCAAGATGGTGAAGTTCTTAGATGAGTCTGGCGTCGAGCTGAACTCAGTATTCTACCGTCTCTGAGACGAAAAATGGCTCTCAAAAAATTTTCTATATATAATAATGCTCTGCCAGAATCAACTTCTGGTAAGACTAAAGGTACAATAAAGGAACAATAAAGGAACAATAAAGGTAAAAATATGATCGAGCGTAATTTCGACAACTACATGAACCAAATCGAGAAAGTCGTCAAGAAGGGCGGCGGTAAGAGCTTTGGCATCGACCAAGAGTTCGTCCCAGTCCCAGTCAACGGTGAAATCGAAGTAGTACTTCGTCTTCTCCCGCAGCCGAGAACTGAGGAACAGCCGTTCGTCGAGAACCGCACTCACTCTTTCCAGGGCAGTGACGGTAAGTGGCATGTAGTTGACTGTCTCCGCAAGGCCGGTCACAGATGCCCAATCTGTGAATGGAACAAGGCGGTATTTGACACGTTCACGTCCGAAGACGCTAAGAAGATCTCCAAGAAGAAGGCTAAGAAGACGTTCATCTGTAACGTCTACGTTGTGAAGAACAACGCTAAGCCGGACACCGAGGGGAAGATCTTCCGCTTCAAGTTCGGTATTCAGATCGCTGAGAAGATCTTCGACAAGATGTCTCCGAAGGACGATCCGGATAAGGGACACATCGAAGGCGTTCAGGTTTTCGACTACTACAAGGGCGCAAACCTGATCTACAAGGCAAAGATCGGTAAATACGGTCCGAACCCAGAAGCATCCTATTTCGGCGACTCTAAGCCGATCAGCGACAAGAACAACGTTCCGCTGAGCGAAGCAGAGATCAAGAGAATCGATGACAGCCTTCTGACTCTCAAGGAATGTGAAAAGGACACTTCAAAGGTGACTTTCGAGGATGTTCTCAACACCTACGAAAAGCTCTGCGAAGGTGAAAAGCTCTTCAAGAGAATTCCTAAGGAAGACGGCACTATGGCCTACGAACCAATCCTTCCGGGCATCAGTGCAGGAAACACGGCAGCAACTAACGCAGCAGTTCAGTCCGCTGTTGAGGAACCAGAAGTAGACAAGGCAGCTTCTGCCGAATCCACCGACGAATTCCTGAAGGACCTTCTCTAATAAGACTGGTTGAGTCGTCACAACTCTTTTACTCTTTTACTCCTATCTTAGACGGCTCACGAAGTTAATTGAATCAAGCGCTGGGTTCTCAAGC